ACGTAATTGATGACGACAATGCTGTGCCATCTGCATCGTTACCGTTTTCATGACTATATAAAAAACTTCTACCAGCAGTAAGACCAGTTATTGTACTTATTGTTGATGTTGTATCTGTGTTATCAAACTCTATTGCTTGTGGAAAATTATATACACCTTTATCAGACCAAGAAGATCTTGCTAGTGTGCCAATATACCAAACATTTTCTAAGTAATTGTATGTAACAGATCTATCTATAGTATTAGAACCACTAGAAGGATAAAACCATGTTACTTCATTAAACTCTGTATTAAGACCAGCGAATGTATCTTTTTGTGATGCTTCATCTATATCTGTAAATACATAGTCTTCTACACTACAAGGTATTTTTTGTACCGAACCATCAAACAAGAAGAATGAATCGTTACCCATCCAAAATGATCTACCATTAGATTCTACAGCTGCGTGTTGTCCTATACAACCACAAGCAGAACCTAATTGTTGAAAACCAAATACAAACGGTGCACCAATTAATTGCATTTGATATAATGCGGTATCTGACCACACAAGAACAGCACCACGTGAACGTTTCGCTGTTACAAGTTTTGATCCGTCTGTAAGTCTTTGTGACCCAGCTGTGTTTGTTGCAGTAGGTGTCCATGTTGCAGGGTCTTCTTGATCAGACCAACGAAGAAACATATCATCTCTTGTAGATGCTGTGCCTATTGTTGTTTCTGTTCCAAAACAAATAACGTGTCTATCTGTACCAGAAACTAGTACAAATCTACTAGATGTAGGAGCACCAGAAACTGCTGTTCTATTTGCACGTTGAACTGTTGACGTGCTAGCTGACGTGTCCCAATAATATAAACTACCGTTTAACTGTTGACATAACACATCTTCTCCCCAATTGTCTAATGACCATTTACCAGAATCAAGTTGTACAGAATCAGGTGCCGCAAGACCTGCACGTGTAGTGTTCCAAGTTGATAATCCCCATGTGCCTGCACCCCATCCATAACCTTGAATAGAAAAAGCAGGATTAGTATTTATTTGATATTCTGCTGTGCCTGTTCTACCACTAGCACCAGAACTAGAAGCTGCTGCTTTGGCAGTGATTACATAATTATTTGTATCGGTAACTGATTGTATTTCAAATTCACCCTCTAAATTACTAGCAGTGATACCATTAGCTGTACCAGATACACTAGATATAGTAACAAAGTCACCCTCTATTGCACCGTGTGTAGCATCTGTTACTGTAACAGATGTAGATCCTGAAGTCGTAGTAAACTCTGTAATAGATGCACCACTTACACGTATTGGTGTGATGTCATGAAAAGCTTGATTTTGATAAACGTATAATTTTTTATTAGTACCAGTGATTAGATATTGATCGCCATCAAGAGAAAACCAATTTATGATACCACGTGCTGCGCCAACAAGTGCTTCTGTAGTTGTTTTTACCCAACCACCTATTTTTTCTGGTAGGCCATATCTAAAGCGAACGTTATCACAATCTATCCAACGCCCTTCAGCACCGTATTCGGTGTTTTGTTTATCTATACCTGGCGCTACTTGAATTTTTATAAGCGTCATTCAAGCTCCTATATTGCGTTATCGTAAATTCTTATCCAACGTTCTGTACCATTTACCCTTATTCTTATAGCACCAACTTTACTGCCTGCTGTTGCTGTAGAAGAAGATATACTTTTAGATGCATCAGAAGCTGACGTACCTACATAGTTTGTAAATGCATAGTCTTGATCTAATTGTTCTAGCTCTATGACAGGCTGTGCACCTGTAGCTGAAGCTTGTCTTACATGTAATTTTCCGTTTGGTGCTGCAATACCCATACCAACACGATCTGTGCTACCGTCAGTTATAATTAAATTTTGATCTGTATCACCTTCAAATCTAGCATCTACCGCTGCACCTGATTGGTTGAATGTAAAAGAACCACCATCAAATGATACATCACCTGTAACAGTAAGTGTACCTGATAGTGCCATGTTAGCTAAATTTTCTGGTATTTGAAATGCTGATGTACCATCAGTGTAAATTAAATGTATTGCGCCAGATGTAAGTGTTACAGCTGTGCCACCTGATGGTCCAAATGTTAACGCGTGTCCAGCTCTTGTTGTAGCATCTTTTATTATGTACCAATTAGGATTTGCTTCACATGTTAGTGCAGTAGAACCTGCAAGTGTACCGGTCAAATTAAGAACTGCTCTACTTTGTTGATCACCTGTGCCACCACTAGCAACAGTTAATGCTTGTGATGTACCAGTAATTGCAACACTTGCGTATCCTTTGATTGCATTTTCTATTTTTTCTAAGTTATCGTTTGTTTTAGATCCCCATGTACCAGCGTTTGCACCAGTGGTTTGGAGGTCTAAATTTAATATTGTCGAATCAGCCATATTATCTCCTTATCCTGTTGGAACGACAGTCCATGAATTACCACTAGAATCGTCTACACCATTCCAGATTGTTAGTTTTGGATCTCCTACTTGTGCTGCAATGCTAACACCTGTTGGAATTACAAGAGCAGAAGCTGCTACAGTAACCGTTCCTAAACCAAATGTTGCCTGCACACCAGCAGGAAAATATCTTGATTCTAATGTAACACTTCCAACAGCAAATGTCGAGGACACACCTGTTGGTGCAACTAGAGCAGAACCAGATATTGTAGGATCTCCTACACCAAATGTTGAAACAACGCCAGTTGGTTCTACAAGAGCAGAACCACTCACAGTGACAGTGCCTAATGATGATGTTATTTGTAAACCTGTAGGTAGAACTAATACACCAGCTGTTACAACGACATCTCCAACAGACATTGTAGCGCCTAAACCTGTAGGTGCTACTATAATTTCAGTTACAACGGTTACAGTGCCAACGTTAGCAGAAAAAGATAAACCAGTTGGTTGTACCAATACACCAGCTGTTACTGTGACTGTTCCTAAACCAGAAGTTAATTGTTGTCCGGTTACCGCTACTACGGCATTTTGATCTACGTCCTCAGAAAAGGCACGCTCACCGAATGATGCAGCGCCAAAGGTCATTTACAGCTTGTCATACTCTGCCTTAAACAGAGTCCATGTTATTTCTGAATGAGGACAAGTAGTGCTTTCTATAGCACCAACACTGTTTTCACCAGTTTTCCATCTAATTTTTTTAAATAACTCTTCTGTAACTGGTGCATCATCTTCGTAGGTGTATTCAACACCTGGTTTTAAAACATTAATTGCTGTTCTAAATTTTTCTGCTTCTGTCATTATGCTACTGTAGCCTCCATTAACAATAAAGTAGTTTGTGATCCACCCATACCAACTTGTTGACTCTGAGGACTTCTTATTACAGGTCTATATCTTACACTTCCAGTTGATGAAGGAGAATCTACGAAAACCCATGAAGCTGCTGTTTTTACTCTTCTATCAGGTGAATATGCAGTAATTTGCATTTCCGAAGATAACAAAATATTATTAGATCCATCTATTTCTCTCCAACAAGATATAGATGGTAGTCTATTATTATCTGCTTCATTATCACACTGACTTGTATACCATAAAATAATTTTACTACTTGCAGATGTAGGAGTGATTGATAAATCAATGCCAGAAAAATGTGTGTAACTTGTAGAGGACGTTGTAGTTGTACTTGTTGCGGTAGCGCTTTTCACTTGTAAAACTTTACCTGCATTATCTGCTGCACTTGCAATAGTGGTTGTCCCTGTAAATTTTAAAAACTGATCTGTTGTTCCAGATGTTAAACCTGTTCCGCCGTTAGCTACACCAAGCGTACCTGTAGTATTAGTCGCTAAATTTATTGCTTGATTTGGTCCTAGTCTAGTTAGTGCCATTATTCTCCTTTAGAACTAGCTTGATAATCAGCCCATGCTGTTTTAATTGAGTCTGTCCAAACTACATTAGATACATCTTTGACTTCTTGATCTTCGTTAGTCATATCTGAGTCTGGATGTAAAACTTTTCTATCGTAAGAAACACCAATCGTTTCTCCATCTTCTTTTACAATAGTAGCAGTTTTAACTTGTATAGCTTTGTATACTCCTACTATTTCTATTTTTTCAATTGCATTTTCTTTTGTTAAAGCCATGTTATCCTCCTTTCCTATGCTGCTTGATAAGTTATGCTGACTTTCATTTCAAAACTTGAACCAGGCTCATTACCTTGTATTCCACTGTCTACTAAAGTACTACTTATATTAACAAGCCTACAAAAACTGTCACCAGCTGATCCATCCCAAAATAGCATATTCATGCTACTCATTGATGCTGTGTTGTACCACATTACAGGTGATGCAAATTGTTCAGAAAAATCATCAAAGTTTCCAATTGCAAAAGGTAGTGATAATCTTATGTCTCCATTTTGTGCTGCAAAATCTCCAAGACCGCTTGTTTCAATTTTACCTACAACATTAACCATTCTTCCAATTTTAGTGTAAGCTAATTTACTGTAACCACTTCTATTAGAAACAGTACCACCACCAGAAGTAGTCATAGCGTATGTGTAAGTTCCCTCTTCAAAATCATCTAGTAAGTTTGATGCAGTTGCAGAATTAACACCAAGATAAACACCGTAGGATGCATTGCTTGGTAAAAGGTTACCTGAACTTTCCGACCAATTCGTTAATCCACCAAAACCACTAGCAGTACCACTATTGGTTATCGTACAACCAGAAGGTATGGTTATTGTATCGCCTGAGTCTCCTATTTGTGTAGAAGTCCCTGACGCTGGTGTAATCTTATCTACTTTTAGTTCACTTGTCATGTCGAACTCACTTTGAAAATTAACAGTCCAGAGGATGATAGAAAACGTGCGTTACCCGCAGCTACATAACATACTCCATTTAATTGTACATAATCTCCTG